AAGAAAGGGTTTGCTAACTGGACCGATTCCCAGCGCGGTTTAACGCTTGGCATCGACTCCGAACTGACAAGAGAAGGATTCGACCAGAATACGGACGATTACTTCATTGAACTCGACCGCCGCTTGGAAATTAAGTTTCCGGAACTTTATTCGTCATCTGACGAATTTGATCCGACACCGACACCCAGGCCGAACGTCGAGACAAATGTCAGGGCTCCAGCGCCTATTCCGCCGAAAGCTGGCAACAGCGGTAACAAGGTAACACTTGACCGCAGCGATTACGCCAACATGCGACGGTTCAAGCTGGATCCAAGCAATCCGGAACACGTTAAGGCATACGCAGCCGAAAAACGGAAGGGAGCCTAATCAGATGGCAAAAGCGAAAGAACTACTCGAAACCGAAGAAGCGCGGGATGCTCCCCCGATCGAGGCCGATGAAAAACAGGCTCCGGCCCCTGCTAAAGAACTCGACGAAATCGACGCCCTGATGGCTGATAACGAGTTGTCAGACGAAGATTTTTTAGAGGACAACGAATTGGAGCGTCTGTCGCGGAATCAAGACACTTATGATTCCGATGACATGCACGAGGAATATCCGGACGACTTTGAACCACCGGAACTCCTTGATGCGCCACCCCCTCGCGAAGGCTTTGCCCAGCGTTGGGTTTCCACCCACATCGGAGGGAAACCGGACATTCGGAACATGGCCAGAAAAGCGAATGAAAAGTGGCGCCCCAGAAACGTCGATACGGTCCCGAAAGGTGTCCATGCGCCGACTATTAAGCATGGCCAGTTTGACGGCTACATCGGGGTGGAGGGAATGGTTCTCATGGAACGCCCTATGGCTATTCACAAGGCTTATGCACGGAAGAACAGGCGGAAAATCACGAACCTCGAAGAGGCCGTTGATAACAACCTGCTCAATGTTCATCAGCAAGGTGTGGGCCTTGGTCAGCCGACCATGTCGAACTCGTCTCGCGTGACGCGGGGCAGAAGGCCAGAACCAGCCCCGGATTAATTCCGGCAAGCTGCCAAAGGCTTCCCGCGTCTCATTTTGTAATCTTTAAGACTAAGGAGCCTAACCATGGCAAATGTTGATGGACCCCACGGGTTCAGGCCGCTCGGCCACAACGGTGGTGGTACTCCAGGTCGCTTGAATGAATATGGAATCGCAACTGGTTATGCGACGAACATCTTCTTCGGCGATATGGTGAAACTTCTCACCGGTGGCGTGATCGACCTATGTGTCGCCGACGAAGTCGGCGCAATTGGCGTCTTCCAAGGCGTCAGCTATGTCGATGCCGCCGGCGAGCAGCAGTTCAGTAAATACTGGCCTGCCAGCACCACGGCAACCTCAATCAAAGCGCTCGTCGCAGACGACCCGAACGAATTGTTTGTCGTTCAGTGCGACGGGACTGTCGCTTTGACGGATATGGGAGCAAACGCCAATCTCATAGCCACTCATGCTGGAAGCACGGTCACTGGCCGTAGCAAACAGGAAGTTTCCGCAACCACGCTGACTGGTACTGCCCAGCTTCGCATGGTGCGTCTCTACGATGCTCCGGACAATTCATTCGCCACGGCGAATCCGGAAATCGTGGTTCGTATCAACGAGCACCGTAGCACCAACCGCACAGGCATTTAAGGAGGGCTTGACCCATGGCTATGAATAGAGCCCAATTTAAAAAGCAGTTGCAGGAAGGCCTTAACACGGTCTTCGGCATGGAATACAAGCGCTATCCAGAAGAGTGGCGCGCCATGTTCGACGTCGAGAATTCAGGCAAGGCATACGAAGAAGACGTGCTGATGTCTGGTTTTGGAGCCGCCCCGGTGAAAGCCGAGGGGGCAGGTGTCGCTTATGACGCCGGCGCCGAAGAATGGACCGCTCGTTACACGCATGAAACCATCGCTCTCGCTTTCTCCATTACGGAAGAAGCCGAGGAAGACGGTCTCTACGGAGCACTTGGCAACAAGTATTCCCGTGCGCTGGCGCGCTCCATGGTGCATACCAAGGAAATCAAGGGTGCGAACATTTTCAATAACGGCTTCTCCAGTTCCTTTACTGGCGGTGACGGCGTTGAACTGTTCTCGACAGCACACCCGTTAGCCAATGGCTCGTCGCTCGCAAACGAGTTGACCACGCCGGCGGATATTTCCGAAACCGCGCTTGAGGATGCGATCATCGCCATCCACAAGTTCACAGATGAACGCGGGATTCCGGTCGCTGCACAGAGCCGCAAGGTTTGTGTGCCTACCGATCTGGAATTCAATATTCATCGCATCTTGTATTCGGTTCTTCGTCCGGGAACGGCCGATAACGATCCGAACGCAATGCGCGCGATGGGCATGTTCCCTGACGGCGTCGCGGTCAATCACCGCCTCACCGACACGGATGCCTGGTTCATCAAGACCGATTGCCCGGATGGCCTCAAGCACATGGTTCGTAAGCGGATCAAGCGCAAGGTCGAAGGCGACTTCGAGACCGGCAACATGCGTTACCGTGCTCGTGAACGCTATGTCTTCGGATGGACGGACCCTCGCGGTGCGTTCGGTTCGGCAGGCGCAGCCTAAACCACTCTGCCAACATTGGGCCCGCTTCGGCGGGCCCAATGCCTTTTCATATTTCGCAGCAAGTCTTTGAAAGGACTGAATATGCCTAAATATCATTTAACACACGCTGATCGCCTCTTTTGGGGCGGTGGCCACCACCCCGGAATTTTCAACGATCTTGGCCGTAAGGGCATGGAAATTACCCCGATCGTCAAGATCGATCTCGGCGCGCCATTGACGTTGGACACCAACGGCCTGATCGTCGCCGCGACCTCGACGGAACTTCCTGATACGGAAACCGTCACTTACACCTTCCCCGCCACATCATCGAGCCCGCAGGACGGCGCCAATCTTACTGGCATCATGGATGTTCCCCGGAATATCACGTCCGTTACCACGCACGGCTCGTCCATCGTCGCCATGACCATCTTGGTCACGGGCACCGATACCTACGGCGAGGCCATGTCGGAACTGATTACCGTCGCCGCGACCGGCACGAGTGAAATCGATGACGGTATCAAGGCGTTCAAGACGGTTACATCGATCGCCATCACGGCGGCTGCCGATGCCGAAGCCAACACCCTGAATATGGGCTTTGGCGACGTCCTGGGCCTGCCGTACAAGCTGGAAGGCGAATACGACGTTCTCGCCCAGTACGCCGACACCACCGAAGAAAAGCTGGCCTCAGTCTGGGTTGCTGCCGTTGCTACGGATCCGGCGACCACGACCACCGGCGACGTGCGCGGAACAGTCAATCCGGACACGGCTTGCGATGGTTCGGTCAACTACTACGTCTGGATGAAAGTCGATGACGTTTCTACAAAGACTGGCCTGGGCGGCGTGTTGCAGGCTTAAAAATGGATGCCAATTGGCGGCCAAATGGCTGCCAATTGGCTGTCCTTCATACGTTAAGAAGAGGATATAAAGATGCCCCAAGCAAAGGCCATCACTCTTACCCCGACCGCCCTTGATCGGAACGGGATCACCACAGCCGAAACGCTGGTAGCGGCTCGGCTGACACTTTTACTCAACGGCGCACTGGCGACAGGCTATGACCGCAACGGTATTGCCGCGTCCCAGACTCCGACCAGCGCCGCCGCCATGACCCTCAACGGGGCCGTCGGTAAGGATCTGACCCTACGGGGCGGCTCCTATGTGCTGATTTATGCCGCCGCTGACGACACCGCCCGGACCTTTACGGTCAACGGGAGGGACTCGACAGGCGGTTTCATCACCGAGGACATCACCGGCCCGGGCCTTGGCCTGATCGAGGTCGGAGCCACGAAGTTCTGGCAGGTCGATTCCGTCACTCCTGACGCGGCCACAGCCGGCGCCATCGAAGTCGGCGTCAACGGCTACATCGAATTTTCCCAACCACAGCATGTCACAATCTGGAACGCCGGCGATGACACCGGTGATACCTTCACGGTTACTGGTACGGATCGTTACGACAACGCGATGACCGAGGACATCACCGGCGCAAACGCAAGCACGGCGGCCGGCACGAAGAACTTCAAGCGGGTTGATATTATTTCGTCAAGCGGCGCCTCGACTGGCGATGTTGAGGCCGGTTGCGACGGTACATGCGAATCCGGGTGGCACGTTATCAACTATCGCGGCCCGGACTTCAATGTCGCCATCGGCTGTGAATTGTCCGCGACTGCGACGTATTCCATCCAGCACACCTTTACGAACGTCCAGACCGTGAGTTTTCGCGAGGATGATGCGACAGTCTACACCCACTCGACAATTTCCGGGGAAACGACCAATCAGGACGGTAACTACACGAATCCGCCCGTTGCCGTCAGGCTGGCCGTCACCGCCCATACTTCCGGAACCGTGTCCTTTACGATTGTTCATGCTGGGAGGTCATAATGGGAATTAGTGGTCCCGGCATTGCCGATGCACCCATTGTTCTGGATGCTAATTTCCAGATCAAGGATGATGTAGATCAGACAAAGGTTGTCAAGTTCCAGGCCTCCGGATTAACCTCCGGTGCCACGCGCACGATCACCTTGCCGGACGTTGACGGCACGTTGGCGCTCACTGGCTCTACCTTGGCTGATCTTGTTGATGATACCACCCCGCAGCTTGGCGCGGCGCTTGACACCAACTCTTTTGCTGTCAACGAAAGCAAAGGCGCCGATGTTGTTGCGGCCACCACCACGGATATTTTTGGTGGCGACGACGGTAACACCATCCATATCACCGGCAACACACAGATTGATGATTTCACCGACGCCTCAAGTGCTGGTCAGGGGCGCAAGCTAATCTTTGACGGCACGCCTCAAGTGACAAGCGGGTCCGGTATCACAGTATTTGGTGGCACCCGAACCGCCGTAGCCGGTGATATGTTGATGGTCTTCGCTGATACGGTAAGCGCTTTTGATGCTTATTGGATAAAGGCAGACGGGACTGCGGTGGTTGTTGCTGCTCCCAACATTGTTGATGATACAAGCCCTCAACTTGGTGCTGATTTGGACCCGAACGAGTTCAATATCGCATGGGATGGAACACCGGCGACAGACCACACCGCTAATGGCCCGACGACAAATACATTCAATGCCGGCTACACCAACGCGCTCATGGATTTGGTTTATATGGGAAGCGGCGGAAAATGGCTTGAAGCCGATGCAGACGCAACCGGAACCTCCATCAATATGCTTGGCATCGCCCTTGAAGTTTCGTCGGATACAAATCCATTGAACGTGGCTATGGCGGGCAGCTTTGTAAGGGATGACACATGGAACTGGACGCCGGGAGTGCCGTTGTATGTGTCTGGGACGCTTGGCGCGATAACGGCAACTGCTCCGTCTGGATCTGGTGATGTTGTCAGAACTGTGGGCTTCGCGGTGACGGCCGACGTCATCTACTTCAACCCATCATCTGATTATCTGACGGTGGCGTAACCGTGACGCTTTATTGGACATTCTTAGGCGCTTGATAAGGAAAGTATGATGCCACAAAAAAACACAATGATTAATGTCCAGCACGGGCAGATCGGCAGCTTCACGCTGTACGAATTGCTTGATCTGCTTGGCAGCCCCAAACGGGTGAAGGATTCGCTGGCGGCCCTTGAGAAGGGCACGAAAGATTTGGCCGTGGCCCGCAAAGAAGTCGCCGACGATCAGGAAAGGCGGGCTGTCGAGAATCAGCAAAACGCCGCCGATCGCAAAGCCAATGAGGAAAAGGAAGCGAGTCTTGAAAATCGGGCGGCAGACGTGAAAAAGGCCGAAGACGAGTTCAAAAAGACCGTCGCGACGCAAAAGAAATTCATGGCCGAATACGAAGCCGGGACAGCCAAGAGCGCGAAAGAACTCGCCGACGCCCAGGCCGATCTGGACAAACAACGCCAGTCTATCAAGCGGAGCAAGGCCAAGGCACTGTCACAGATCGCCGCGGAAAGATCCGCCGTTGAATCGGAAAAGAAAGCGGCCAGAGAGACCGTGGCCAACGCTGACAAGATCATGGAAGACGCTCACAAAAAGGTCGCCCGCTTGAGCGATGCGCTTGCCTAAATGGTCGGCGGGGGCCTTTCGAGGACTGACCTTGAACAGATAATTGACGCCACGGCCAACGCTGCGAAGGCGTTGCTGGTTGATAGCGCGGGCGTGAATGTTACGGATGTGACGGCCAATGCCGTCAAGGCATTGCTGGTCAGCGCCGCTGGCTCGGCGATATCGACCCAGAGCATTCACGACAGTATCGCGCTGGCCGTATCAGACGCCCCTGACAATGCCGACGTGTTCTTCGGTTTCGGCGAGCAAGAAATAACCGGGGCCCAGGCCAACTACGATGTTTCCGGGACAGGGCAACAGACGCAACCGGAGCCGGATACCGGCGGCTACACCCTTTTCGCGGTTTCGAGCAGCGTCGAAGACGACACCGACACGGGCGGGGCGACGCCGGGAACCGGGGCGCATGTCATCCATGTCCATTACCTCGATACATCCGGGGTGGAACAGTCGACATCCATAACGATGAACGGCACGGCGGAAGTGCAGCCCTCCCCGGCGGTTACGGACTGCATGTTCGTCAACCAGCACCATGTCGAGAGTTTCGGCGATGGCGGCGGGATTCTCGCGGCGGGCAACATCGATTGTCTGGCGGGTAGTGGGGGGGGCGTTGTCTCGCGGATCGCGGCGGCAGGCAACCAGTCGATGTCGACGATGAAACAGGTTCCGGCAGGCAAGACGCTGGTTGTCAGGGGGTGGCACGGCTACGGCACGGCGGCGACGACGAAGACGGCCAACTTGCGGATCAGGTCTACGGCCCATGACGGCGCACTGAACGCCGGCGTGTATCATTTCCACGATAGCGCAAGATTGAAGGACTTCGGGTCCGGCCATATTCCGTTGCAGTTTATCTGCCCCAGCTTGTCGACGATCAAGATCAGCGCTTGGACCTCCGGCACGATCGATGTGACGGGCCGCTGGGCCGGCTGGCTACAGAATAATTAGGGAAGGAAGAATAATGGCTGAAAGTTGCGGCTCGCCTTGTAAGTTTTGGAAGAAAAACACCGACAAGTTCGTCCCCGGAGTCGGCATGGCTCGGGACTACGAGAACTGTGGCCGGTGCCTACGCTACCCCATGGATATCAATGATCTCGACTGCTACCACAAGGATGATTGGTGCGGCGAATGGAGAGAGAAGGTTAAGGAATAATGGCAACATCAGGCGTCGTCACGCAGGAATTTGATATCCGGACGATTACCGAGGAAGCCTACGAGCGCGCCGGTTATGACATCCAGAACCTTAATGTGAACCATGCTCGCACGGCGCGCCGCTCGATGAACTACACGTTCGCCGCTTGGTCAAACCGGAACATCAGGGTCTTTTCCATCGATCAGCAAACCCATACGCTCGCCTCGACCGGTGAAGTCAGCTTCTCGCTGCCGGCGGGTACGATCGCCGTCCTGGACGTGGTTCTGACCCGCTCGTCGGTCGATACGCCCATGGTCGCGATCTCTCGCTCTGATTACCACTCGATCACCGACAAGAGCACTCAGGGGCGCCCTGACCGCTACTGGATCGATCGCCCGACCTCCGGCGCGGTCATGTATTTCTGGCAGGCGGCCGAGAATACGACGGATGTTATCGATTACTGGCGGATCCGGCGCCTGTACGACGTAACCGCGGCCCAGGAGACCCCGGACGTACCTCGACGCTGGGTTGACGCTCTAACGGACGATTTGGCGTTCAGGCTGTTTATGAAAAAGCCGCTCAAGGAGCGCACGGCCAAAGATTATAGGATGATGTTGGCGGCCA